ATGAATTGGTACTTGCATTCGTAGTAGGTGAGTAGTTTTTTGCTGGGTACGAAATGGATGATTTCGCGGGTGAATTCGTGGTGGAGTTTGTTTTTGATAGCCTGCTTGATATATTCCTCCGAACCATAATATGTTTTCCAATCGGATTCCTTGGTTACCTGTTTGGTGGTTTTGGCTCTGCCGCGGGTTACGGGTTGCTCGGCTAGTTCTTTTTTCCCGAGTTTCTTGGTGGTTGTATGATATAGCGATTTCTTACCCAAATAACGTTTACCTGTTGGTATATGGGTAGTGATGTAGATGAAACCGAAAGCGTCTTGGGGTATGTCCTCAATTGTGTTGATGGGGGTGTTGTTGTATAACCACATTTTGAATGTATTGTTTATCAATACATATCCATATTTACTAGAATGTGTGTATCTGTTACGGTGGAGATAGGTAGTGGTTGTGCTAGTTTACCAATGGCAATAAGTTCGTTTGCATTGTTGTATAAACCAACTGTAGTGATGTATGGGGAAAAGTATGAGCCGGTTACGAAATCAACCATTTGTCCGCTGTTTGTACTGCCTGAAATAAGTGTGGGGTTCTGGGAGAAATTGAATTCGTTTTGGCGTATGGTACATTTGTATTGTGCCTCGTATAAGGTAACAGTGGATTCAAATGAACATGTAATGTTTGATCCAGTGATGAATTCAGTAATGAAGTTATAATCTACGGCACCATATGTTGTGTTACCATATGTTACAAAACCATATCCAGTTGTTCCTTCTGTACCTTTATTGGTTAATATAACCATACCATGTTCATATATGACATCGCCTACTTTTAAGCTACCATATAATAGATTACCATTACCATCGTCCTGTAATATCACGTTAGCTTGTTGTAATCGTAGTGTGGTTGGTTTAATATATTCGCCAAATAAATTGGATGGAATGGAAATTACCCCAATGGCCTCGTTTGAGCCTGTTGGAAAGTACCGTGATGGTGGTAATGTAGTGGATAAATAATTGTCGTAGTTTGGTGTGTACGCTTCTCCTGTTATTGTACCATCTAAGTTGATTGATGCTGTTGCTACCGGGGATCCATTCTCACCCAATATATAGTTTGAGTAGTATAGTTCTTTTATTGAATGATATACTAGTATCTGGTCTTGGGTTGTAACGTAACCTGTTGGGTATTCGCCCGATACCCAAAATGATTGAGTGATATTTTTACCTATATAGCGGTCTATCTGGGTTGAGGCAAGTTCAGTATCTCCACTGAAGGTAAATGATTTGTTTACTTCAAATGGAGATACGATAACGTCCTCGGTTGTAAATGGTTTAAATACACTCATGTATTATATAAAATCAAAAATCTAACTTGATTCGCATAAGTGACTCCTTGGTGAAGTCTTTTAATAATGGGCGGGATAATTTTGCTACCGCCAATAACTCGTTTGTGTCATTGTATAAACCAACAGTGGTGATGTATGTTTGTGGACTGTTGATGAAATTATCGTAGATCACCTCACCAGTTGAACCTGAAATAAATGATGGGTTCTCTGAGTAGTTGAATTCACTGTTGCGTGCTCTAACGAATACATAATCTGATGTAATTGTTTCCTCAGCGTTTAATTGGAATGATGATGCTAATGGGTCAGCTATAGCATTGTATAATAGGCGTGAATTAAGTCCATCTGAATTGGATGTGCGTGATGGGGTTATACCAGTTGTTTGGCTTAATGCATATGGGTTAAGTAATATGGTACCTAAATCAGGGAATACTAAGCCATATGAACCAGAATTAGTTACATATCCTGTTATGTTATCATATGGTACTCCATTTGATCCAGAAATTAATTGGAATACGCGTGTTGCACCAATAAATGTTCCTATGGTTTGTGTGGATGAATTATCCGTTAATGATACAGTACCAGATGGTCCTTTTAGTTTTATGTTAAGTGAGCCAGGGAAAAATGCTTCTTTATAACATGCACGCTCAACAGATAACGCCCAGAATATAGAGCTAGATATGGAGTTTGTACCATCACCAAACACAAATGTGGAGTTCTCGTCTTCCAATATCATTGTACGGTATTGTCCGTAGTTTGTGGATGTTGGTGATTTTCCGTTGATTAATGGATTGTATAACGCACTACCACTACCTACAGCATCACAATATGCAATGTTGAATTGTACAGCAGAGTTTGCTGAACCTGTTGCAACTTGATATACCTCTAGGTAGAAATCACCTGATGGGCTAATTTCTTGTGCTGATGAAGTATAGAATGCAGTTAATGTTGGGTTACCAGTTGACCATGCTGTGCTTACGATGGAGTCGGAACTGACGATAAAGTCTTCTGGGTCTAATCTTTTAAATGACATATTTTATATGTTTATTGTTTTGTAACAGTAATAGGAACAATTAAACGAGCACCACTATCTAAACCAACTAATGTTAATGTACCAGTTAATTGTGCACCGGATTGAGCACCAGGGCCAAATAACGTGTTTACTGTAGTTGCGCGTAGGTTGATTTGTGTACCAATTACAGTTTTAGATACGTTTGTACCCAATGTAGTGGTAGATGTATTTGCATCAACTGCCGCTGTTGTATTGATACCAACACCATTGTATGTGTTCATCAATCTAATATCCGAAATAGTAGCTGCGTATCCACTTGTTTCTGACGTTTGGTTGTTTCCTAGGTAGTTGAATGTTTTTGGCGTTAATGATAATGACTCGCCTTGTTTCAATGCAATCGTAGTGTAACCAATAGCTAATACAGGTAATTTTGCTGTACCACGTGGTAGTGTTGCTAATTTGTATTTCATGATTTGCGTTTCAATAGGGAACGCCTCAAGTAATGGCATGTTTTCTATCGCTTCACCATAAAATGCAGAACCTGATGGGTGTTCTGGGTTGTATAATGTGTAGTCGATTTCGTCATCGGCTAGTGCAAATTGGGTGATTTTAAATGAACCATCGTTTTTTGCTAGTAACTCTCTACCTTTACGTGTAAGTATTGCATCTACAGTAAGGAGTTGATTTGATAAATATCCCATATTTTATATGTTTAATGGAGTCAAGTATTTAAATTGTAGTTTATTTTTTAATGATTTGGTCAATCCTGATAAATGGTTTTGAATGGCTCGTTCATTTAAGTTTAATAAATTAGCGGCTTCTCTAATGCTACTATATATCTTTTGACTGTTTATACATATTACTGGGGTAGTATTTTTACCCAGCATAGATGCTCTCATACTATTAATATGTTCTTTTGTTGGATTATACCCCTGTCTAACTAGACTTCGTTTTTTCTTTTCTTCATCAGATTGGATTCTTCCTTTATTTCTACTATGACCTAGGGCACTCTTGCTCATTTTCTGTTTAGTTTCTTCCGAACGTTTTTTTCCAAGATTAGATATGCTTATCTTATTTCGCCATTCGTCAGTATAATGTTCTTTTGAAAATGATGAAGTATCTCTTCCTTTTAAGCTCAAGCTGATTTTTTCTTTTGTTTCGGTAGAGTGGCTTCCCCCATATCCGAGATTTTTTATATTTAATCCTTTATCAGGATTTAATACATCAAAATATTGCCCCCAATATATTTCTTTATCATTTAATTGTTCTATATTACATTCTTCTATAATTTCAAATACATGATTTTCCCACCCATATTTTTTTATAGAATTATATAATTTAGGTTGACCTTTACAATCTAATTTTTTATAATGATTAACTCTATTAAATATATTGGTACTTTGACCTATATATATTTTGTTACATGGGTTAATAATTTTGTATATTCCTGTCATAAATCACAATATACTAATAAATATCGCTAGAGCAAACCTTTCTGCGTTAGATCGACAATAAATTCGTCGATTCCTTTGTTTAGTTCAGGTACAACATATTCAGGTCGTACAATGTAAGGTCCGGTTGAGTTACTTGGGCGGTATCCTTTCAATACAACTTTGGAAGCATCGTCTACGTATCGTACTAATGAATAGCGGTTTATGTTGAGTGATGATGGTAGGGGTGCACCAAAATATACAGTTACTGCGGGAGATCCACCTTCGCTAAAATTTTCAACGTAGTTTACCATATATGTTTTTGATTCATCACCCTCGAATCTAAATACATCACCACGTTCAATGCCCCATGGTGTTAATATAGGGTTGTAATCGGAACCAGATATATTTTTCATGTACCATGTTGGTGATGAAAGATTAGCGGTAAACATACTTACTACATCTGATTGTGTGGTGTACATTGAGTATG